AGCAGGGGTAAGAACGAGGATAAGTCGCAACTAACCCCACTTTAATACATTAAAGCATTAAAGTATTCTTGTTCATATTTAGTTAATAATTTGTTAATATATCGTTTACAATTTGTTCACAAAATATTCATATGGTGTTCATAAATAGGGAGTATATTATAATCAGAAAAAAGGAAAGAGAGGTAAAGCAAATGGAAACAAAAATTCACGAATACGTTTACAGCGAACGCGAAAACTACATAACGGGCAAAGAGTTGTTAGAAATGTCCGGTGCTAAAATTTGGGCAGAAACCGAAAGCGAAACCATTTATACAATGGATGATGCAATATATATTATAGAATGGAGGAAAACAAAATGAAAACACAGACAACGAAAAAGGCAATTATTGGCGCGTTTGAAAACGTGATTAAAGTTGGCTATTGCGACATGCAAGACGCTCTAAAATGGCGCCAACCGAATTTCTATACCGTTGGCGTATATGGTTGGAATTCCGATGTATATGTGATTGACTATGATACCGTAATCGTAACCGGGTATAGACCTTTCGGGAATATAGAGTTGCCACGCAGTATTATTGACGCGTTGAACTACTGCGCAGACTGTGCACGGGCTCATTCGGATTATAACACATTGCAAAAAGTTTTAGCAAACAACTTAGTCGCGTTAGCTCAAGCGATTGAATTTGAAAGCGAAAATGCTATACTTGACACATCGAGTAAAAATATTAGGGTAAGAATAAAATAAATAATTAGGCAAAGAGAGAAAAAACATGGATAGAGTTCATTATAGAAAGATTTTAAATCATATATACGAAGTACAAAAAATAATATACGAAATGAAGAAATGCGAACGCACATATTGTAAATCTTGCAAAGCTTGTGATTATAGCAAAACTTGTGAAGCACTAACAAAATTGCTTAGCGCTATAACGCATGAAGCCTAAAGATGGGGCACAAGAAGACATAACATTCACAAATTATCAACAAATAGTTCATATGGTGTTCACAAACGTCGAGTATACTATAATCAGAAAAAAGGAAAGAGAGGAAAATCAAATGAAAACAAAAATGAAAAAGCAAAATGTTAAAATCGAATTCGACGGCAAACTTTATGACCGTGACCTAATCGTTAGCTACATGCGGGACGATTTACGCGAGAAGTTGCACAGCGAGTGGACAGACGAAAAAGGTGGCGAACAGGAATTCTTTGAGGCATACTGTGAACTGCTTCGCAACGAAACCGGGGAAGAATTTGAAATCTAAGTCGAAACGGGCACAAACGCCCGTCTGCAACGGTCGGCGGCGTTGCACTGATGATGATACGCCAGAAAGGAAAATGCAAAATGAAAACACAGACAACGAAAAAGGCAATTATTGGCGCGTTTGAAAACGTGATTAAAGTTGGCTATTGCGACATGCAAGACGCTTTAAAATGGCGCGAACCTAATTTTTACACCGCGGGTATATACGGCTGGAACGCTGATGTTTATGTGATCAACAGCAACACCGTAATTGTAACCGGCTACAGACCGTTTGGAAACGTGGAACTCCCACGTGAAGCCATTGACACGCTTAACAAATGTGCGGAAAGTATAACGCGGTATCTTGAGTACCACAGCGCAAAAACCTGTTTGAGCAATAATCTTGATGAGTTAGCTATTGCAATAGAATACGACTCTGATAATTATGTTTTCGCAAGCGCGGACGAAAATTTTGTAATCAAAAGAAAGTGAAAATGTTCACAAACATAAAGTATACTATAATCAGAAAAAAGTAAAGGAAGTAAAACAAATGAAAACCATTAAAGACTACAACGGAAACAAGATTGACTTTGAAGCAGCTGTAATGCTGATGGATGATGAAATCAGAGAACATATTCACGCCGAAGGCATTGAAGACGAACAGGAATTTTACAACGCGTATTGCGAAAAGCATTACGAGAAGTACAACGAAGAATTTGAAATCTAAGTCGAAACGCTCTAACGCCCGTCTGCAACGGTTGGCGGCGTTGCACTGATGATGACACGCCGGAAAGAGGGTGAAACCATGAACCCAAACTGGGCAGACCTATTCAAAGCAAACCTTGTAAAGCCCGCATGGGCAGACAACGCCAATGAAACCGAAATACCGTTTGTAGTGCATGCAATAGATAATTGTATAGGCACAAATTGGAGAAAGGACGGAAACAACGATGAACAGCTATTTGGTAACAGTAACCGTAGCAGACCCGGACACAGGCAAGTATAGCATTGAAATACCTGTACAAGCAAAGACGGCAGCACAAGCAAAACGCATAGCGCATAAAGCCGCAATGCAGATGGGCGCTTGCTATATCACAGATTTAACAGCAGAAAGGCGGTACGACGATGAGGGTTGAGCGAAACCGAGATGTAGAACGCGACATCGCGTATTTGTTAAAGGCGTTAGACACCGTGTACGAGACATGTTGTGAGAAATACGGTGAAAACTGCTATAAATGCCCGTTAGGCAGTTTAGGCGTGCTTCAAACGCAGACATGTCACGAACTTGGCAAACTGAAAAGCCGTTTGGAATTGGTGTATAAGGTGGTGGAAACGTTATGATTATAGTTTTATGCTTGAGCATAATAGCAGGTACGCTACTTTGCGGTCTTGCTCAGCTGCTCGAATGGATTGACCGTACATACAATGATTATAAGCTGCTTAAAACAGTAGAAAGGTGGATGAAGTTATGATAACAATTAGCATCCGATGCTATACTACTGAACAACTGAAAGACCTTGTAGAGGGGTTGTCTTACGCGGTGAATAGAATATTTGACAGCCCTGAATGTAAACAACATACAGATTGCACGACGGACTGTAAAGCATATGCAATATGCCGTGATTTAGGTAGTACAAGACAATACATCTTGAAAAAGATAAAGGAGCGTGAATCACTTGAATTACATCGAGATACGCAAGAAAGTAAATGAAACCACCCCGCGCGGCGCATACCGAAGCGCCGTAAAGCTATACGCAATAGACATTTTAAACAGGTTAGGTGACGCAGAAGCGCCGGACACGTTGTCCGAACTTCACGCCGAACTGCTTGACGGTTGCTTAAACTGGATTGAATACAGCTATTGCGGAAAGGCGCTTGCAGACAGCTACAGCATAGCGGGACGCACTTGCAGTCCTACAACGCTAAAGCGTTTGCACGCAGGGGCAAAGCAACCCGTGGGTTTCGGAACATGGCTTGATTATCAAGCAAGCGCGTTAAAACAAGCCGAAGAGCTGATTATACAAAAATACTGTGAAGTCAAGAACGAACACAAGTAAAACAAGGCTCGAATACCACTACGGTACTCGAGCCTTTGTTACTGTATATTATTTACAACGTCCACTCGCCGGAGTTTGTAGTCCATGCAGGCGGGTTAACCTGCTGTGTAGCGATAGCAGAGAACAGCACGGAGTTATCTGAAACGAAACCTACAGAACCGTTATTTTTGAAAAACAGCTGTGCATTGAGAACAGAATCACCTGTTCCCGGACCGGGAATCCAAAGCAAGCCCGAAATGAGTTTGTCATTGGTAGGAGCGCCGTTATTTGCATCACCGGAAGCGGAAACGTAAGACGTTCGCGGCATCAACTCAAATTTGATACAGTTTTGAGTAGTAGCCCCGAGCAAGGAAGCAATTTGCCGCTTTGCGTCCAGCGACATTGTAAATCGCTCACGCCAGTTACCAGACACGGAAACGGAATTATCCTGCCCAAACACACGGCACACGCCGTAACAGATGATAGCATTATCACCGGCAGAGGGGAATGAAACCATATCTACCATAACTTTTTTATAATACTTTGTACCCGTCATGGTGAATGACTTGTAGTTAAAGTTAGGGTATTTTTTAACCATGTTTTCCAACGCGGTAACACGATTGGTTAAAGAGCTGATATTGGAGTTTATGTTGCTAATCTGTCCGTTAACTTCGTCTTTCCACTGATTATACTGGTTCGTAAAATCAGTTTTCCACGTGTTGAACTCATTATTCGTACTCGATGTGTACGTGTTGAACATCTGATCAATGCGCGTGTTAGCATTGTTTACAAAATCGTTAAACTTTTTGTTTAAATTATTTGTAGTATTTGTAGCGTAGTCGTTAAACCACTGCTGTAAGGTAGTGTTTGTATTATTTTTATACTCTTCGAACCTGTTCCAAAGCTCCTGCGTAAGGTTGTCAAAGTGCTGTTCCATGTGCGCTTCAAACCTTGCGATTTCAGCGTTAACCCAGTCTTGCAGGTCTTTATAGGCTTTGTGCAAAGCGTCAATGTTATCCTGCATCTTCTCGAGTTCCTCAACCATTTTGTTAAGGAACGCCGCAAGTTTGCACAACACTTCATAATAACTTAAACTCTGGTCATAGACAGCGGGAAGAACTTTCTGACACCAAAAGCGCAGGTAAGGAATACCGTCATACTTTTTTAAAATCGGGTCAAAGTTAGCGGGCTTGAAATTGTTATCGTTCGGCATACTTTACCACCTTTCTTTTATTCCCACAAACCGAAGAATAAATCTTCGAGTTCGTGTAATACCATGTTGTCAACACTTTCGTAATTTTTATACATTTTCGTCATTTCGGAGTAATACGCGTCTCCGCTGCTACGACCTGTATAAGTATACTCCGTGTTGCGTTTACCGTCCTGTGTGCTTTGTGCTGTGCCGTCGGTTGATGCTTCGCTTGTTGTCTTTGTCGCATTCGTCAGATACTTGTCCGTGTCTAACCCCTCAATACCACCTTGTGGTGTTTCGTTGAACTTGTTCCAACCTGTGCTTTGACTTTCGCCGTGTGACGTGCCGCTATCAGAAGTGTGCGTAGTATCTTCGCCTACTGTAGTGTGCTTGATATTATCAAACGGGTTTGCAAGTTCCTCTTGCTTATACAGCAGGTTATACTTCGGCATAATCGCGACAAGCCGTTCACGCAAGTGGAGTTTCCATAGCGCATAAGTTTCATACGCTATTTCACGCGTGTAATAGTGTAGCAGGATAAGTTTGCACAGATGTTCACGATAGCTTTCTTTCCAGATAGGAAAATCAAAATCGAAAATGTGTTCATAACCTGCTTGTAAAGCTTTCTCTACGTCACCATAGCCGCTGTGTTCATACTCACCTTGCCAGTTCAGTTCCGGAACAAAACTTTCGCAAATCCAACGGACTTCTGTTGTAAATTTACTCATTGTTTTCTTCCTTTCTTTCCTTTTCTTTGATTTGTTCCTGATACATTACGTCGTCGGCATCTTCCAAAATCAGGCGGTCATCGTAATCTTCCTTGTATTCACACCAAACATCCAAACCAAACAATTTGTTGATTTTTTCGCAAGCTTTTTGCCGCTCATTCAAGCGGTTATATCTTGCCGCGATAGTACCGCCCATGTTGCGCGATACTTCGTCCGTAATCAAGCGTTCTTTTTTCTGCAAGGACGTGTTTGAAATACCAAGATACGTTAAAGCTTCATTGAAAATCTGTGTTTTGATTTCATACAATTTGTCTGCGACATACGGCGCGTCTGTCTTTAACACCGTAAAGTCATTGATAGATAAATTCTTGTCACCGAAAATAAACGGCTGGTTTCCGTCATATTTCATGTACAAGTTTTTCATCGTCAAGCGTTTGCTTTCATCTGCCAAAATCAAAATAGGGGTTTTCTGTGCGTTGATATTTATGTCGATGATTTCATCAATCTTTCCGAGCCTGTCTGCGAATGATACTAACTGCATCAGAGACGGGGTACGGAGATAATTGTTGTAAATCATCACGCCAGTTTCTTGCGTTAACGGGTATCTGTAGTTGTTATACATGCTACGTGCCGTAAACTGTAACGGCTGTCCGTACACGTCATATCCGTTTGTGCTGACGTTTACAGGCAAGGTCATGTACATGTCGAGCGCGTCATCTTTAAAGAACACTGCACGTCCGTTAGACAGTAACGCAAGTTCGAGTGTTCGCACATCACATGTTTCCGGTAGTCCCGTCCAGTCAAACATGGACGCGGAAAGTTCAACAAGCCTTGCAAGGTACAAATCGTTGTTAAGTCTGTTTTCAAAAGCCGTAGACCAGAACATGCGGTCTTGCGTGCCGCCGTAATGCTTTGCCCTCAAACTACTTGCCATGTTTATCACCTCTTTATAATTTTGGTGAATTGTCGAGCTTATAATTGCCAACCTCATCACCGTTAACCCAGAATGTTATTCCGTTGTCATAAATCCGGCAAATCATATCCTCATCATCGCCCGGGCAATTTGCGTTTATCGTGCAGCCCTGCGTTTTGGTGAACGTCCAGTGCTTTCGTACATTACGATTCGGGATTTTTACATGATTGCAAGCATATCCGAAAAAATCAAAATAATCGTCAATCATTTTTGCATATTCCGGCTTTACTTGCATTTGCATAATCGTGAAATCAAGTTTGCCAATGGAAGCATTTAGGTTGTCGCTCTGCACCAGATTGTGTGCGTTCGGTGGAATGTTTTGCATGTCGGCCTGTTTAGCAGCCAAAGAATTTATATCTGTATAAATGCTTGTTAACCCCTGAGTTAGCCCCTGCGCACCTGCGGTAATAACGCCGAGTGGGTTAGCTGTTGCAACTGAGCCTATCATTGACATAGCTGTATTTACGCCGATTCCGACAAGGTTGTTTTCGACTGATGCCAAAATGCTGTTACGGTTTTGCGCCATGTACGCCGCGTAAACGTCACCCGTGAAAGGCACTGGCGGGAACGCCGCGAATGAAGTGCCAACGTCGTAGTTATCGTCTTTATTACGATAATTCGCGGGATAAATCGTCATACAAGGCGCGGTTACGCCGGTAGCGTTAATGATAAATCCCACGGTATCTTTTGTTTTTCCGTCGTTAAACTGGTGTACAAAGTCTTCGGGGCGATACTCATTTATTGTGCCAGTGTTGTTGCTTATCCATATAGAGTTATACGGGTAACACAAAAGTTTTTTGTTTCGTGGGGTGTATCCGTTGATTTTATCCAGCGTAATCTCAAAAGGAACAGCTATTTCAACAACGTCCGTGGGCATTTCGTTCCATTGCCCTGCGCCGATTGAAAAAAGTTTAGGTACAATATACGTTGAAAGTATCGCGCTTTCTTTTCCTGAGTTAACAAAATCACTGATAAGTTCTCGCATTTCTTCCGTTGTGCCTATATAGCCAAACACAGGGCAAAAACGTCCGTAAAGTTTTGTGGGGGGCGTGCTGTCGGAAGAATATGAAGTAGAGGTAACAACTGCGGCGTAACTGTCATTAAAGCCTTGCGACTGTAAAGCGTTTAGAGTTTTTGTACAAACAAGCTCGCCAAACCCAATATTTTCCGCTATCGTGTTCGTGAAATACTCATCCGACGCACTGTGTTCACGCTCTACGAAACAAGCCTGTAAGGTGTAGTCAAAAAACCATGTCTGCATAACATCAAGCGTAAATGTAACCTCGCAAGTGACGTTGTTTACGAACTCAACACTTTCAATAAACGCATAAAACCACTTGTTATTATACGCGGTGTTTTGATACATTAGATAGTTGCAGTTATACAATTCGTCTGCTGAACACTCTACGCGCATCCACCCACGTTTTTCACGCTGATAAGACACGCCCGTAAACATCTTTTTGACGTGCTTGCGAAAATACGCGTACTGTGCGTTTGCGCTATCGAAGTAGATAGTATGTCGGTAGTTGTTGTTTATCGGAATACCCTGTAAAATAAATACAGTGCTGTTTGGAACGATATACATAATATTGTATACTCCTTTAATAAGTCTTAACCCTCCATCGCTGGAGGGTTTGACTTACATTAAATTAGTTTACTGTACGGTAATTACACAAGTACCGCTCTTTGTGGAATCGAACTTAGACGTTGCTTTAATGTTTGCCGTGCCGCTTGCAGTCGGGTCAACCTTAACGACGCCAGACGCAGACACCGTAACGAGAGGATTATCACTCGACCACGTAACGGCCTGCGGTGCAAAGTTGGTTGTTGCAACATTTGCAGTAAGGGTAAGCACCTGACCTGCGGAAACGGTTGCCTGTTCCGGGGACACTGTAACGCCCGTAACAGTCGGAGTGCCCGGGATAAACGCGATAGCGTTCGCGAACGGGGAAACGCTGAACAGCTTCCACACGTGCAGATAATGATTCCAGTAAAGACCCTGTACGTTCTCGAGGTCACGGAACTGCTGGAGCTTATCATAAATCACGAAATAGTCACGGTCAACGAGAATAGCAGGAATTTCGTTGAGTGCTTCGAGTTCGTCCTGGCTGTACTCATAGTAGTTCGGGTCACCCTCAAAGAGTTCACCAAGGCGCTTTACGTCCAGCTTGCCGAAACCATCGACAAGCACGGTATGACCGAGAAGTTCGGCTTCGCTCATGTTGAATGCACGGGCGAGGTTCTTAACGCTCTGGGTTGCGTCGAATGCGGTGTTGATGATAATATACTGATCGTCACGCAGTGTGTGCGTAGTCACGCCCGCAAGGTTGTATTCGTTCGACATAAACAGCAGGTCATTGGACGCTTTACGCATTGCGACGGTTGCATCATCAATGTTACTTGTGTTGATCGTCTGAACGCTAATCTGACCGCGAGAGAGGTTGCGCGCCAGCATATACTTCATGACCTGGAATTCGTCGTTTTCCATGGCGGTGTACAGCTGTTCCGTAATCTTCGAAACGAGATTATACACGCCGTCTTCGGACAGGAACGCAAGACGCAAATCCTGTTCCTCGGTCGTAGTCTTGTAGAACTTCTGGAAGTTCATTACATGGAACGCGGACTGTACGTCCGGGATTTCACGCTTAAAGAGTTCTTTTTCCGCAACCGCCGGGTCATACTGGAACGGTTTAGCCATAGCTACAAACACTTCTTCAACCGTTTCGCCAAAGTCAAGGAAACCTTTTTTAAACATTGCCCACGGGTTAGAGTAGGACTTCGAAGTGATAATGACTTTACCGATACGGTTCACGAGCGCGGACAGGAACTCATTCTGAAGCGCAGGCATGTCCATAATGATTGCGCCAATTTCACGGATGCTGTCTGCGTCCGGGGTCACAACGGGGACATAGTTACGGTAGTTGACAGACGCAGAATTTCGGATTGCGTTCAATACGTCTGCGGAACTGTTTGTCAGGGTTCTTACTTTCGGCTTAGTTGCCATTGAAAATCATCCTTTCTTATTTGAATAAATCGTTGAACGTGATATGTTCTGCACGTTCGGTTGCATCTTCAGGTTCGTCGGGTTTACTTGTTTCCGGCTTCCCCTCAAAGAAACGGCTTGTATATTTCTCACGCCATTCTTTATCTTTCTTAGCTGTTGCTTCTTCCGCCGCAGTCAGTCTGGTGCTAAAATCATTAAACGTGTCCGCAACGTCTTCAGCGATTTCCAACATTCTATCAGGTGTAAAGTCACCTGACGCAAAAATGTCTTTAAACTCATCAAGCGTTTTTACTGCCATTAAATCACTCTCTTTCTGTTATAAAATCCAAGGCACATCATCCATAAAGGCATGGACTTTCGTTTTGATGGTGTTGGTGGTTCTGGCGGTTCCGGTGGTGTCGGCGGGGTATCGGGGTCATATTTTACAAGGTAGTTATACCAATATCTCGCAGCCTTTTCACGGTCTGCACGGGTTTCTTCGGGATATGCCGGACGTTCGTATGTGTCCAGAAAGACGCTTGCAAGGTATTCTGGACTTTTCGTCGATGCCTTAAATTCGGCATAACTCATATTGTACGGACTAACCGGATACCACAAGTTTGTTGCGTTACTCAAAAAATAGCATTGCGCTGTACCGTCGTTTGGACTGCCCATCACATCACTAAAGTGTGGAGCATACCCGGGGGACGACTTTGCAATATCTGCGTCAATATATTTCTGAGGTGGTGTAAATTGTACCAAGCCATAACCAATGTCGTCCTTTCTATAATCCGTTGACGGTAGGGGTTCATCCCAGCCCCACCGCCACGGATTGTACCCGCTCTCCCATTCCATGTTGCCAAGGACAGCAGAGACGGCGTTTAATGTCCACCCAAGTGACTGCACCAAAGCCTTGTAAATCATAATCGCGTTGTCTTTCGCTTCTGAACTCTCACGGGAGTAACCGTACAAGTTTTTTGCGTGCCATGTCGCGTCGGGTAAAGGTGGTTTCGGTTGTGGTGTGTTTGCGTCCCACGTAACGTTGTACGTGCCTACACCGTTCGGTATACGCAAGATGCTTGACGGGTCTTTTCTGTAGGCGATTGTTTGTCCACCGTCCCAGTATTCCCAATGGGTATGTACACCGGTTACGTTACCCGTTTCGCCTTGCGTGCCGATAAACTGACCCTGTGCAATGGTATCACCCTCTGACCAAATCTGTGACGCAAAGTGCGCGGCAAGCCAATACTTGTTTGGTTCAAACTCTACAAGTATCATATTACCCCATGACATGTTTCCGGTTATGGTGCTTCCGTCCCACACCTGCGCCCAAACAACTTTTCCGGCTAACGGGGCATATGCTTTGTGGTTATCATGCACGGTATCAATACCACCATGCTCACCGCCGCCGTCGTAGTACGGGTAGCCCGCACTCTCATATATTGTCTTTTGATCTGTGATACATTGCTTATAGGTTGCCATGTTAAATCAAGCTTTCAATTTCGTTTGCAAGGACTTCAATCTGTTCAAGCTTTGTTCGGATTAAATCCTTGTTGTCACTTTTCTTTTTGTAGCCGTTTAAGCCTTTTGCTTTAATCTGTGACGGGTAATCATAATACGCGTAGTCCGCGTCCACTTTACCCGCGATACCGTTTACGGTATGACTGTTTGTATACTGCCAAATACCCGCGTTTTCGTATTGGCAAACGTCGTTCCACTGGGCACACCAAACGGCGTAGCGGGATAGTTTTGACATGTCGAGCATGTTTGAGAGGTAATACAGAGACGCGTAAATGCCTACCCAGTATCCGTTGCTCTCCACTGTGCTAAGGATTTTAGCCGCAATGTCACTGTATTTTGTTTTGCCAAGACGCTTTGATATTTCGTCTTCTTCGAGGTCAATATACACGGGGTAATCAAACTGTTTACCCTTTAAAGCTTTGATAAAGCTTGCGGCTTCGTCTGCCGCCATGTCTGTGTTTTCGGCGTAACTGTACCAATATGCGCCCACGCCAAGCCCTGCGGCTTTCGCTTTTTTGTAGTATTCTTCAAACCTTGAATCGTACTGTTCCGGGTAACGGTTCGCACTTCCGTAACCTGCTCGGAGTAAAACAAAGTCAATGCCCGAGGCTTTTAGTTTTTCGAAGTCAACCGTGCCTTGATGTTCGGAAATGTCGATGCCTTTTGAAAAGATTTTTACGCCCATTCTATCACCTGAACACTTCCGGGTAAATTTGTATTGCGATTGTGACTAAATTCTATTCCCCTGTATCTTCTGTCCTCAATTGGAGGGATAATATAGCTATCGGCTTTGTTTGTGTGATCATTTTCGATAAACACGGCTAAAACCTGCAAGTCAACCTTTACATTATTTTGACCCGGTGCAACTTGACAAGTCGCTATTACATTATTAGACGCGTCTGACTTGGAAGTAAGCACTATATTCATTGAAGTTGACGTCTCTAAAGGGTTCGTAACGCGAAAAGTCAAGAAACGGGTGTCTGGGGCTATTGTAAAAGCATCGCCAAAATCGGAAAAGTCAATCGTATGTTCTGCTTTCTGTGTTGCGTAACCATAGTGGGATGTAACTTTTTCCAATGCAGTAATCCTGTTGCTGTTATCCCTCACCCGGTACGAAATAAAGCCGAATAACGCGTTATCATAGTTATATGGCGGGGGCATGATTCCAAATGTAAAATCGTGTTGAATGGTACCTCCATTTTCACCGAAAGGCACTTTGCATGACTTTATGCCCGTCGTTCCTCGTGGTAAGGCTAACACCCATCTTTCATAACTATAGGGGTTTTTCCACGGTTGCTGCCGCCCGGAATAAATTTTAACAGGTAAAACTGTCACGCCTTCGTTTGTCTCAAATACAAGGTTAAGACCCTCTAATGATAAACCTGCTATTATCAATTCAACACACGGGATAACGGTTCTTGGTAAATCGTAAACCACGGCTTCCACACCTTCAAGTGGTTCAATCACCGGAACATCTATTCTTTGATTGCACGTTAAAGCAAATGTATCCAATTTTGGTACAATGTTAATAATATATGTCCGCTGAATGCTGTAAATCAGATTGCTATCCGAGATGATAGCTCCCCCACCTTGTGGCATTACTCGTCACCCTCTTTCTCTACGCCCATTTTATCGCAAAGCTTTTGCATCATGAGCGTGTTATTATTGAGCGCGTCTGTTAGCTTCTGGACTTCGTTGCGGTGTGTCTCCTCAAGTTTGTTGATATACCAAAAGCATATCAAGCAAACCGCGATGGGGAAGCCTAAAGAAGAAATAACCTGCACAATAGCGGTTACGTCCATAAAGTATCACTCCTATCTGTTATATTGACCACCTTTTATACTAATAGTATACCACAAGGGTGTTGACTTGTCAATATACTTGTGGTATAATTTAGATAGAAATAATACACGGAGTTGAAATATAATGCCAAAATCGAATTATTACGACGGAACAAAACTATTGTCATTAAAGGATATAAACGGAAAAACACCTGAGGTGTTCATGTGCACCTCTAACCGTAGCGCGGGTAAAACGACCTATTTTAATAGGCTTGTGGTAAACAGGTTTATTAAACGCGGTGCAAAGTTCGCGCTGCTGTATCGTTTTAACTATGAATTAGACGGCTGTGACGAAAAGTTCTTTAAAGATATTAAAGAACTATTCTTCCCCGAATACAACATGACCGCCGCAAAGAAGATGAAAGGTATATATCAAGAGTTATACTTGAATGAAGAACCCTGCGGCTATGCGATTTCTATCAATTCCGCAGACCAATTAAAGCGCAATTCCCATTTATTCAGTGACATTGATAACATTATATTCGATGAGTTTCAATCCGAGCAGAACCACTATTGTGACAAAGAGGTCGAAAAGTTTATCTCTATTCACAATTCTATTGCACGTGGACGTAGTAAACAGTCTCGATATGTTCCTGTGTATATGATTTCTAACCCTGTAACAATACTTAACCCGTATTATGTTGCAATGGATATTTCAACCCGACTTCAAAAAGATACGCATTTCTTGCGTGGTGACGGTTTCGTTCTTGAGCAGGGTTATAACGAAACGGCGGCGAAAGCGTTAAAGTCAAGTGCTTTTAACCGTGCGTTTGGGTCGAGCGATTATATCGCGTACAGCGCCGAGGGTGTGTATTTGCAAGATGACCTCTCATTTGTCGATACTCCGAGCGGGCGCGGAAAGTATGTCGCTACAATACGCTATGCGGGTATTGACTACGGTGTTCGCGAATACCCTGAGTTAGGTATAGTATATTGTGACAAAAGCGTGGATTATCAATACCCACTTAAAATCACAGTGGATACCGCCGACCATAAGCTAAACTATGTTATGGTATCAAGTAACTTTATACTCATTCAAAAGCTGCGGTATTACTTCGAGCACGGTTGTATGCGGTTTAAAGACCTGCAAGCGAAAGAAGCAATACTAAAAGCTCTTTCATTCTAATTTGTATTCTGCGTTCGTTCTGCACATCGACCTGCACGGGTGACACGGTTGAAAGACGCCGCCGTGACAAGGCTATGAACGGTCAATTCCTTTGTGTAGACGTGCGTTTAAGAATAACAAAATCCCTTAGAGTTTTCACGCTCTAAGGGATTTTACTTTCAGTGCATTTCAAATGTCGTGTCAGCTAAGATAACACCACCTTTAATGCGCTTTTGAGAAAGCTTACCCGGTATCATAATGCCGGGTACAAAATCAGATATGCTACGAGGTTCACGGATAAATTCAAGTTCTTCAGGCGTGTAGTTTTCTGGATTATTCTCTGTGTCGTAGTCCTGCTCTACGGAATGTATAAACAGTTGTTTAACGGTTTTGTTTGCACCCGCGCATGTCACTATATAATGCGGGGTTTCAATCGGTTCGCCGTCTTCATGTGTCACGTGCTCAATGTAGGTTTTCTGACGTGTGAAAAATCCAACGTCCCAGTTTGTTTCATTCTTCCAGCAACAATAATTCCGGGGATGCAGCTGCACGCCTTTGATCTTGTCTAACGGTAAATCGAGGTGCAAGCTGTCCGTGTCCGCGTATATAAATCCGGGTTTATCGACACCGTAGTAATTCTGCTGTGCGGCAGTAATTGTAAAGTTTCGTGCGTAACTGGTAATAGCCGCGCCACATGCAATGTAACCCGGTGTTTTTTCGTTTTCCGCTACGGTAAAAAAGCCTACTACGCCGTTAGGTTTTAGCATAGCAACCTTGTACGAACTGATTGTAGATGCCGCTTGTTTTCCGTATAAGTTGTTACTGTATAGTTTCGCTACTGTTCTAATACCCTTGTTTGGAGCGTTAATTTTCATTTCACGATATTTGTTTAAGTATTTGTCATAGATGCCTTGTTGTGCTTCAAAATAACAGCCGTCCAATATTTCAGGGTCTATTATAATGTAATGCTTTTTAAACAGTTCGTAATCTGTCATAGTCATTGTCATGGTGACATATGTGTCGTGCTTCTTTCCGCATTGATCTACCCATTCAGACACATAGCGCTTTTGGTTTTCGTCCCATACATCAGACGTAGTTAAGCTTTCATTTTGTCTGTAATGAAGATTTTTCTTGAGTTGAATAAAAGGTAGATACCCGACCTTTAGTCTAAACCGACAACGTAAACGCACATAGTAATACAGACCTACTAAAGGGTTATGTAACTTTAATCGTTCCTGTCGTTCCGCTTCTACTGCCTTTAAACCCTCTGCTCCACTGAAAAAAGTGGGTTTACCAATGGGGTAATAGTTGCCACTATCACTGTGCATCATGGACGGGTATAGGGAGTTCACGTCAAGCGTCAATCCGTTTTTATGTACCTTGCATTGTTTACCCTGTACGACATGACACCACCCGCCACGGTATGCCTTGCGTATGTATTCGTCTGCATTTGTAGCGCCGTAGCGTTCGGGGTCTATCGGAATATCATAGAGGTTCGGGAACATGTCTTGATAAACAAAACGGTTATAGCCAGACTTAAACTCACTCATGCAACACGCGCCGATTGTAAGTTTTTTGTGACCGTCTGCAAACATAAATTCGATAGCTTCCTTAACAACAAGCACGTCATTCTTGATATAGTGTTCTTCATCAGGGGTAATGTTGTACCCTGCATGGCGTTCACCTTTGTATTCAATCGTGCTCTTTCTGTGTTTGGTGTTAAAGCTTTTGCCCATGTCTGCGACGGAAAGGGGGATAAGTTTGTAGCTGTCACGAAACTCTATAAGGCTTCTACGTGTTTTAACGGTCATTGTATACCATTGACCCATGTCGGATATGCTATACTTAAAAGTGTTAGGTTGCATGTCGGTTGTTTCGTAAAACTTAGTGTGTTCAACTTTGCCATCGGGTGTGTAGGTTGCTTGTGCGTAGTCATCGCGCTTCAATAAATAATCGAGAATGTAAGAAAAGTCAAAAGCGCCATTGTGAAAGTACACAATGTTTTTGCCTTTTAACTGCTCTACCCATTCCCAGTATTTATCTATTGAGTTTACAACAAGTACATCTTCTGTATGTATTTTAACACATGCCGCCGCCCAGACTTCCGTGTCGGTTTGCCCGTCGTATACGCTTGTCTCAAAATCACATACGTAATAATTCATGCTTGTACGTCTCCAAACGCTTCATTTAGTTTCATCATTTCTTCGACACCTGCTTCGCGGTGTTCGTAAAAATTTCCTAACCAACGTCCCGCCGCGTTAACGTCGTTCGCTTCTTGTGACGTTAATGTCCCGGCGGCAACACCGATTTCATTCAACATATACGCGAATACAGTGTCACCCTCATTTTTGCCATAACGGTTTTGCAGGTGGTTACGTTCTTCGCGTAAATTATCCAATATGTATTCCATGCCCGCGTGTTTCTTCTTGTCTGTTACCCATCGTGCATTAGCTTCAACAAAATTCGAAAACGCAAGGTCAGCTTCGTTTATATTCGCTAAAGGTGCTTTGTTAAGTGAAATAATTATATTACTTTCAACACCTGCTGAACTTGTAGCCGTAAATTGCGTAAACCCTAACTTGTTAAACTGCGCTCTTGCACCTTTGGGTATGTCGGCAAACGGAATAGCTTCACCATTCTGTGCTTCTGCGTATAGCACGTTGTCCGTAATGTCTTTCAATTCTTGCTTTAATTTATCGAGCATTTTCTTTGTTATTCTTTCGGGACGTTCAAAAGCGCTAAATAAATCTTTAGCATTGTACTGTGATTTGTAGCCTTTTCTTAAATAACTATTAAAACGTTGCCTTGCATTTGTAAGTAAACGTTTATATTCTGCTTGATTAGGTGTAAGTTTTTTAGATGATTTTTTAGCCATGTTTTTACCCTCTTTTCTATTGACAAAATAATACCATTGTGGTATAATAAAGTGTAAAGATAAAAAGAACCGATGACGAATTTTTTTTTTCGTCATCGGTTCAATCGGGAGGTTTACCGCCATATCAGCGGCAGTTAAGGAAAGGAGAAATCTTATTGTTTATTTGATGCAGTCTACGAGTTCCGCGTTTTCGATAAAGTCTTTGACAGACATTTCGTAGCGGTTTTCTTCGATAGACTCAATGTTAACGAGAGTTACGACACGCCCCGTGTCTTTGTTGTCGTTGTCACGATGCAACTTTTTAGTCAGCGCGTAAAGCGTGGGAGCACCTTCACACATGTCTGTAAAGTGATAGTCAACACCGTTTTCGTTTACGGTATATGTGTATGTCGTAGTCTGAATGGTTTTACGAATGTATTTCATGTTAGTTACCTGCCTTTGCTACAGGGCGGCAACCGAGGAAGTTACGACCCTTGTAATTCTGAGACGGTTTCGCAAAACACTCAATCTCCATGCCGTCGGATTCGTCGAACGTGCCCACAATGTCAAGGAAAGACTGAATGAACGACTGGGAGCCTGTGTGATACAGAACGCCGTCTGCGATAACGACAAGCTTATCGTATTCCTTGTCCTGACCGGGTTTCGGGTTGTCGTTCACAGTATGAACCATTGCCCATGCGTCCGGGTAGGAGAGAACGAGTTTACCGAATTCTTCGATAGCCTTTTCAAGGTTCTCACCGTTGTTGTAGTTCATTACGTTGTACTTGTCCATTTTGCTGAGGTCTGTAGATTTGATGATAGTGTTAGTAAGCATTGTTTTGTTTGTCCTTTCAAGTTATTTTGTTATAATAGAGAGTATGGAAACTGACAATGAAAATACGCAGAAAAGGAGCTTTTATCCTTTCTTAAATATTCTTTTGTAATCATGTAAAACTTCGTTGCAACTTGTGTTCTTCTTGATTACGTATATATCTTAACACATGTGGGAAAAAATGTCAATAGGTTTTTCAAAGTTTTTTGAAAAAATTTTTGGGGCTGTTTATCGCTTTAGCTTGTGATAGAAAATGACCATTAGTCATTTTGCGTACGCCGACACGGACACAGGCATACTGAATCCGTGGTTGCGTATACCACCCTGTCCCGTCCGCGGAGCGGAGCAGAGCGACGCGGACGGCGGATAAAACTGACCGTTAGTCATTTTGTGCGCGGCATGATAAAACTGACCGTTAGTCATTTTGTGCACGTACTGACTTCAGTTAGTTGTGACTTATGCTCGTTCCTACCCCTGCT